TATGATGCCTCTACAGATATCGTTGATATCAGTATTGCTGGTGGTGGTGGCAGTGGAGCAACTGTTACCGTTTCTGATAATGCTCCATCAAGTCCTTCTGACGGAGATCTTTGGTTTGAAAGTGATACAGCAGACCTTAAAGTTTATTATAATGATGGAAGTAGTGCTCAGTGGGTTTCTGCTAGTGGTGGTGATAGTGCAGTAATTACGTCTACGAGTGAACCATCTAACGCACAAGACGGTGACTTGTGGTATGACTCTGAGAATGGAAGCCTGTTTGTTTACTATGATGATGGTGATGGTGCAGCACAGTGGGTAGCTGCTAACAACGCAGGACCACAAGGAACTCAAGGTGTTCAGGGTGCCACTGGTTCTACAGGTCCTCAAGGCAATCAAGGTCGTCAAGGTGCCACTGGTCCCGCTGGTCCTCAAGGTAATCAAGGCGTTCAAGGTGCTACTGGTGCCACAGGACCTCAAGGTAATCAAGGAGTTCAAGGAGCTCAAGGTGTCCAGGGTGCCACAGGATCTGGTGGTGCCACAGGTGGCACGGGTCCTACTGGACCTCAAGGTGCTGATGGAAACTTCGGTGGTGCTACTTTTGACTATACATTCAGCACTTCGACGACTGATAGTGATCCTGGTCAGGGTACATTAAGATTTAGTGAGGGAACGTTTTCTGGTGCATTAACACTCTACATTGATGATGCAGATGATAATGGTACTGATATACAAACTTATTTAAGAACCATTGATGACTCTACCTCTTCAATTAAAGGTCATTATAGAGTTTCCAATCGTCTGAACGCAGACGACTTCGCGTTATTTACTATTACCGGATCAATAACTGAAGCAAGTGGATATTTCAAAGTCCCTTCTTCATATATCTCTGGTTCTACATCGTTTAGTAATAGTGAAGATGTCATTGTAACATTCGCTAGAACCGGCGACAAGGGTGACACTGGAGCACAAGGCGTTCAAGGTGCTCAAGGTGTTCAAGGTGCCACTGGTTCTACAGGTTCAACAGGACCTACTGGACCTACAGGTCCTCAAGGTAATCAAGGTGTTCAGGGTGCTACAGGTTCAACAGGACCCACTGGTCCTGATGGTCCTCAAGGATATCAGGGTGATGCTGGTGCTGATGGTTCTACCGGTCCTCAAGGTGCTGATGGTGCTTTAGGTCCTGATGGTCCTCAAGGATTCCAAGGTGATGTTGGTGCTGATGGTCTTGATGGTCCTCAAGGATATCAGGGTGATACTGGTGCTGATGGTCCAACAGGACCAACAGGACCAACAGGACCTACTGGACCAACAGGACCTCAAGGTGCTCAAGGTCGTCAGGGTTCCACAGGTTCAACAGGACCTACTGGACCCACAGGTCCTCAAGGTCATCAAGGTCGTCAAGGCTCTACGGGTTCCGGTGGTCCAGCAGGACCAACAGGACCAACAGGACCAACAGGTTCTACAGGACCAACAGGTCCTCAAGGTTCTAGTGGTCCAACCGATCAGATTGCAAAAGCATGGGTGAACTTCAAAGGTGATGGCACGGTTAGTATTAGAGATGACTATAACGTCAGCTCAGTTGGTGATAATGGCACTGGATTATACACAGTTAATTTCTCAAGTGGTATGGGAAATACTAATTATTGTGTTGTGTGTGGTGGTTACAACGCATATGATGGTGGTGGTGGTTGGAATACGGTGAGTGCTCAGGGTAGTGGAAATTATCCCGCCGGAGTAAATTCTTCATATTTCAAAATGGGATGTTATCGGAGTAACGATGGTGGTCAAATTGATCACAAAGCTGTATATGCTGCTGTGTTCTCCTGATCAACTTAACTCTGATAAATATTCAAAAAGTGTAGATAATGGCAATTAATTTCCCAGATAGTCCATCTACTAACGACACTTACGTTGCCGCCGGATCAAGGTGGTTGTGGAATGGAACTGCTTGGGTGAGACAAGGCACACCAGGATCTCAAGGCGTCCAGGGTGCCACAGGTTCTACCGGTCCTACAGGTCCTCAGGGTGATGATGGTGCGGCAGGTCCAACAGGTCCTACTGGACCTCAAGGTGTTCAGGGTGCCACGGGTTCAACAGGTCCTACAGGTCCTCAGGGTGATGATGGTGCGGCAGGTCCAACAGGTCCCACTGGACCTCAAGGAGTTCAGGGTGCTACAGGATCCACTGGACCTCAAGGTAATCAAGGCGTTCAAGGATCTACTGGATCTGCAGGTGGCACTGGTCCCACTGGTCCTGCTGGTGCAGCACCAGCAGGAGCTATAATATATGTTGCCCAAAATACTGCACCTACTGGTTTTATTAAGGCCAATGGTGCTACGATTAGTAGAAGTACATATGCTGATTTATTTTCTGCAATCGGGACCACCTTCGGTTCTGGTGATGGGAGCAGCACGTTCACAATTCCGGATTTAAGAGGGGAGTTTATTAGAGCGTGGGATGACAGTAGAGGTATTGATAGTGGAAGATCATTTGGCACTGCTCAAGGTGAAGGTTTGACAGCTATGAAAGGTGAAATTTATGATAGTCATGGAAGAGCTGCGATGAATACAACTACATTTGGGAGTGGCAATAATGTATTTGAGGGTACTGGATCTAATTCATCTTACCGCTCCGCCCTGCAATCTGCATCTACTCCCTTTAATGGTATTAGATTTGATAGTACGAATGTTATTGCAGAAGCAACTTCTGGTGGTTTACGTCCAAGAAACATTGCTTTGTTAGCTTGTATTAAATACTAATATCAACGAAAGAAAAATGAACATTTACAATTACGATCCAGAAACCAATCAGTATAATTTTTCATCAGTTGCTGATGAGTCTCCACTGGAACCTGGTGAATATTTGATCCCTGCATATGCAACGACGATTGCTCCACCAACTGCTGGTGAAAATGAAGCACCATTCTGGACTGGTAGTGCTTGGGAAATTAGAAGCACTCTAGAACCAGAACCACCAGCAAAAGTTTGGGGAGAAGATGAAGTATGGGCAGAAATTCGTTTTCATAGAGATGTATGGTTGGGAGACTGTGATTGGACTCAAGGTGCTGATGCCCCATTATCTACAGAAAAAATTGCTGAGTATGCTACTTATAGGGCACAACTTAGAAATTTGCCAAGTACGCTAACTCTTGCACAAGCAACTGAGATGTGTGAACAAGAATCTCCGGTATTTACACACTCTCTTTGGCCGACGAAACCTTCATAAATACTCAAAAAAGCGTAGATAATGGCGGCGTTAAATTTTCCAAACAGTCCATCACTTAATGATTTTTACGTAGCTAACGGTCGTAGATGGCAGTGGAATGGGTCTGCTTGGCAAAGAATACCTGATCCTGGCGCACAAGGTGTTCAAGGTGCACAAGGTGTCCAGGGTGCCACAGGATCTGGTGCTCAAGGAAATCAGGGCGTTCAAGGTGCACAGGGTGTGCAAGGTGCACAAGGTGTCCAGGGTGCCACTGGAGCAGCTTCAAATGTAGCAGGTCCTACTGGTCCTCAAGGTGTTCAAGGTGCTCAAGGTGATGATGGTGCCGCTGGATCTACAGGTGGCACAGGTCCTCAAGGAAATCAAGGTGTCCAGGGTGCTCAGGGAGTTCAGGGTGCCACTGGACCCACAGGACCAACTGGTCCTCAAGGTAATCAGGGCGTTCAAGGTGCCACTGGTTCAACAGGACCTCAAGGCGTCCAGGGTGCTACAGGTGCTGGTGGTCCCGGTGGTTCAACAGGTCCTACTGGACCTCAAGGTGCTGATGGAAACTTCGGTGGTGCCACTTTTGATTATACCTTTAGTTCAAGCACAACAAATAGTGATCCTGGTCAGGGCACGTTAAGGTTTAGTGAATCAACATTCTCAGGCGCACTGACACTTTATATTGATGATGAAGACGACAATGGGACAGATATTCAAACTTATTTGAGAACTATTGATGACTCTACCTCTACAATTAAGGGTCATTATAGAGTTTCTAATCGTCTGAACGCAGATGATTTTGCTTTATTCACAATTACTGGATCTATAACCGAATCTACTGGTTATTTCCAAGTTCCCTCTTCTTATATTTCTGGTTCTACTTCTTTTAGTAACAGTGAAGACATTATAGTCACTTTTGCTAGAACTGGTGATAAAGGTGACACTGGTGCCACCGGTCCTACTGGTCCCACTGGTAATCAAGGTGTTCAGGGTGCTCAAGGTGTCCAAGGTGCTACTGGTCCCGCTGGTCCTCAAGGTAACCAAGGTGTTCAGGGTGCTACAGGTGCTGGTGGTCCTGGCGGTTCAACAGGTCCTACAGGTCCTCAGGGTAATCAGGGCGTTCAAGGTGCTCAGGGAGTTCAAGGTGCCCAGGGTGATGATGGTGCTGCTGGTCCCACTGGACCTCAAGGTGATGATGGTGCTAATGGTCCTGCAGGATCTGCGGGTCCTCAAGGTGCTCAGGGTGTACAAGGTGCTCAAGGATCTACCTTTTCCAGATCTGAATCTAATTCTACTGCTACTGCCGGTCAAACCACATTCACCGTATCTGGTGGATATACAAATGGTGATGATGTAGATGTATTTGTCAATGGTGTTCGTTTAACACCAGCAGAATACACTGCAACCAATGGAACTTCGGTTGTATTAGATACTGCTGCCACTGCAGGGGATATTGTAGACATTCTTTACTTTGAATCTGCAGGACCTCAGGGTGCACAGGGTGTTCAGGGTGCTACAGGTGCTGGTTCTCCCGGTTCTACTGGTCCTCAAGGTGTTCAGGGTGCTACTGGATCAACTGGACCTCAAGGTGTTCAAGGTGCCACAGGTCCTGGCGGTTCAACAGGTGGTACTGGACCAACTGGACCTCAAGGTGTTCAAGGTGCCACTGGACCTCAAGGCAATCAGGGTGTCCAAGGTGCTACGGGACCTACAGGTCCTACAGGACCTCAAGGTGCTCAAGGTGTTCAGGGAGCACAGGGCGTCCAGGGTGCTCAAGGTGTACAAGGTGCTACAGGTGCTGGCGGTCCAACAGGTGGTACTGGACCAACTGGACCACAAGGTGCTGAAGGAAACTTTGGTGGTGCTACGTTCTACTATACATTTGAATCTAATACCACAAATGCTCAACCTGGTGCAGGAGACATTAGATTAGACAACTCCACTCAGAATGCAGCGACAGGTATCTATATTGATGACGTTGATGAAAATGGCACTAATATAGCATCTTTCTTACAAACTATTGATGACTCTACAAGCACTATCAAGGGTCATGTCAAGATTTCAAACAAAACAGACGCAAGTCAATTCATATTATTTACAATTTCCAGTCTGACTGACAACACTGGTTATTTTGATATTACAGTAAGTCCTGTTGATTCTTCGGCAACTAATCCTTTCAGTGCCAACGAAGATATTATAATCACTTTTGCTAGAACCGGTGACAAAGGCGACACTGGTGCACAGGGTGTTCAGGGTGCACAGGGAGTTCAAGGTGCACAAGGTGTACAAGGTGCTACAGGTGCTGGTGGATCTACAGGACCCACAGGTCCTCAAGGAAATCAAGGTGTTCAGGGTGCTACAGGATCTGGTGGTTCAACAGGACCCACAGGTCCCACAGGTCCCACTGGACCTACAGGTCCTCAAGGTAATCAGGGCGTTCAAGGTGCTACCGGTTCTGGTGGTTCAACAGGACCCACTGGACCCACTGGTCCTCAAGGTAATCAGGGTGTTCAGGGTGCTGCAGGTGGTACAGGTCCTACAGGACCACAAGGTTCTGGTGGTAGTGCAACAATCACGAATGAAGCAGATAATAGAATACTGACCGCTACTTCCACTTCTGGAACTATCAATGGTGAGTCAAACCTCACATTTGACGGAAGCACACTGGACTTAACTGGTCAGATTAACATTTCGGGACCTACAGTTAGCACTAATATTGCTATTGGAAATGATGCCACTCTGTCCAGTATAACGTCAGGATCTCAAAATACTGCTATAGGTAGAGATAGCCTGGAGGATACAACCACAGGATCAAGCAATGTGGCCTTGGGTTATTATGCAGCAAGAAATATTACCACAGGTAGTAACAATGTTGCCGTAGGTGCCCGTAGTCTGCAGTCAGCGACTACTTCAGGTTACAATATTGCCTTAGGTACATTTGCTGCGAGTTCCGTCACGGGAGGTGCGAACCTTGCCATCGGTTACAATGCTATGGAGAAGGTTACCTCCGGTAGCTATAACGTAGCTCTTGGTTTTAGGGCCATGGAGGGGACAAGCAATGGTACGACTGGAGAGTATAATTTTGCTACTGGATATCTTGCACTGTCCCAAATTCAGAGCGGAGGCAACAACTATGCTTTTGGTGCAAGCGCACTAAGAAAAGTTACAACAGGTAGTCATAACTTAGGTATAGGTAATGGAGCTGGTATTGAAATTAATACTGGCGCTCACAACTTAAATTTGGGATATTCATCAGGTGGTTTAATCACTGACGGCAATTTTAACATATGTATCGGATATGAAGCTGGTGATGTTTTAACAAGTGGAGATAATAATATTGTTATAGGAAAAGGCGCTGATGCAAGTTCTGCAACAACTGATAATGAAATTACACTTGGTAATAGTAGCATCACTAAGTTCCGTATTCCTGGAATTAACTTTGTCCTGAAAGATAATGGTGGAACACCAACTCAAGGTCATGTATTAGTTGTTGACTCTAACGGAGAAGCAAGTTTTGAATCTGGTGCCACTGGACCTCAAGGTGCTCAAGGTGCTCAAGGTGCTGATGGTTTAACTGGTCCTACAGGTCCTCAAGGTAATGATGGTGCTACTGGTCCTGATGGTCCCCAAGGATATCAGGGTGATGCTGGTGCTGATGGTTCTACTGGTCCTACAGGACCCCAAGGTGATGCTGGTGCTGATGGTTCTACTGGTCCTACAGGACCCCAAGGTGCTGATGGTTCTACTGGTCCTACGGGTCCTCAAGGTGCTGATGGTGCTGATGGTCCTACGGGTCCTACGGGTCCTCAAGGAGATGCTGGTGCTGATGGTTCTACTGGTCCTACAGGACCCCAAGGTGCTCAGGGTGTAGATGGTGGTAGTGTAACGGTTTCTACTTCTGCTCCTGGTAGTGCATCTAATGGTGATCTTTGGTGGAATAGTGAGAATGGTAAGTTGTATGTTTATTATAGTGATGGCAATACAAATCAGTGGGTTGTCTCAAACACCGAGGGTCCAGTAGGTCCTACAGGTCCTCAAGGTGCTACAGGTGCTACAAATCCACCAAGTGGAACTAACATTCAGTTGACAGATGGATTCTATACTAACGATCAGGCACTGAACTCCAATAAAACTTTGTCTGGTTCACTTAATGGTGGGGTATTTGGACCTTATGAGATTGCGTCAGGAGTAACACTCACTATTTCTAGTGGTGCAACATTTACTGTTCTGTGACGTATAAATAATCTCAAGTCGTTCAAATCAAAAAAATCATTATGGCTGGTGTAGACGGAGTTTACAACAAGAGGATAATTTATGATGATGGTGAAGGTGGTGTATCTATCCTTGTACCTTCAACACATTGTCCCTCACTTGATAGATTAATTCAGGATGTCCCTGCTGGGAGACCATATCAAGTGATTGATGCAAGTGAAGTTCCTTCTGATAGAACTTTTAGAAACGCCTGGATTTACGAGGAGGATTGATCATGGCACATATTGGAATTAATACGGCAAAAGCAAGAGAAATTCATAAAGAGCACATTCGTGAAAAGAGAAATCCTCTTTTAGCAGCACAAGACGTTGCTTT